GCAATTACCCTACGAGTATTAGTTACCAGGATACCGCAAAAACTATTCTTAAAGTATACGCCTCCAACGACCCGAATTTGGGGGTAGGGTTTCCGGCATTCCGGGTTAATCCGGGCACGAAATACACGTTGTTCGTTCGGGCAAAGGCAAGCGTTGCGTCAAGCTCAGGGTTTTTTATCCGTATTTATGAGCGGGATACAGAGCTTCCCGTGGGCACTACTCATGTATCTTATGTACCCGCTCAGAGCGAACCGGGGGTTGCGGATGCAACCCGGCAATTGACGTATGAAGCCAATGGTGCATTACCGGCAACGTGGGCGGAGTACAGTTTTACATATACTGCGAGTAATTCAGCTCGGTATGCGAGTGTTGTCGTTCTTAATTGGTCGGGGATTACTGGCGAATTACATATTGACTCTGTGTATGTGGCCAGCCAAGCGACTGCGGGGGCGACCTGGGGGACAGACGTTGCCAATACTCCGGCGAATCTTGCAGGGCTACTGGGTACGGAGCAGATAAACAACACCCAGGTGATTTCAGTTTTGCAGGGGCAGGGCGCGTCTTTAATCCCTGATTATGCGGTGTCTGATGCTTCATTCTGGGATTCCTATTACTCGCTTGATATTACGTCCGGTTTTACTACGGTTACTGATGGTAAAGTCGCGGCAACAGCCTACCGGCACACGTTGGGGCTTGATTGGAACTACGCGACGCAGCCAGTTGCCTTACTTCCGGGTAAAACGCTTATCCATTCCGCGTGGATGCGGCGCTCTGCGGATTCTCTCGGGCCTTTTTTTCTCCCCTTCGATAAGTTAGATTCCGCAATGGTCAGCGTAGGGTACGGTTATCGCGGAATGACCCTATCCGAAGTAACGACCTCATGGGGGCTGGTTACTAATTCTATTGACTGTGACGGGCTAATCGCTCAGGGGATAGCATTCGTACGCCCCGGATGGGCCATAAACCATTCCCCATCGGCAACGGGTTGGGGTGAGGTTCAGGGGGTACGGATCGTCGAGCAAATAGAGACAAGCGACGTAGCCGCTAATCTTGACAATGCCAACGTTCAAAACTATGTGGACGCTAACTTTACAAACACGGTTGCACTTGATTCGCAACTAGCTCTTATCCAGAGTCAAGTCGATGGTAATATTACGTCGTGGTTCTATTCTGGGGTGCCCACGCTGGCAAACGCCCCCGCAAGTGCTTGGTTGACTACGACGGACAAAGACACTCACCTGGGTGATTTGTATTATGACGATACAACCCAGTATGCGTACCGATTTAAAAAACTCGCCTCGGTATACAGTTGGACGCGCATTACCGATACCGATATTACTACCGCGTTAGGTAACGCTCAACTAGCGCAGGACACTGCCGATAGTAAGCGCCGTGTGTTTGTCGTTACCCCCGTTGTGCCCTACGATGTAGGTGATTTATATGACGATGGAACGCAAATTTTACGGGCGGCGGTGGCTAAAACGAGCCTACAGACGTATAGCGCCGCCGATTGGACAGTGATTGCGGATGTAACAATAAACAACAAAGCCGCAGGTTTATTTGTTGAAGGGGGGGTTCGGTATAACGACGAGCTGCCCAGTTTTTATCGGGCTAAGGGTAAAGGGGTGTATTCTGAATTTAAAGACCTCGTGACTCTTGGGACGGGGACGGGGACGGGGACGGGGGCATACGGTGTTTTAACAACGCGCGTTAAATGGTCGGATACGTCGGGGGGGCGTATCCATCAGGAGGTTATCGACGATTCTAACACGCTCTTTATGCGTACTGGCGCGGTGGATGACCTAAGTTGGGGGGCATGGGCGAAATCATTTACCCAGGGGGCCAAACCCGATTGGGGCGTGGATATTAACGGGCAGCCTACGGATGCGCAGTTGCTTAATAATACGGTCACTAACGGGGTAATGAGCATCGTCCGCCCAGGAGGGGGGACGTACAATGGGTCGGGAAATATCGTAGGCATGATTGTTATTACGCTCCCGCAGAGTTGGCGCAACACGATGCTTCGTTTTTGGGTAGACGTGTATAACTATCTGGCCAATACCTCGTTTTCGCTTGCCGTAGGGGGGTACGGCTATAGTCCTGATTCTCATTGGTATAACTCGTTCGCTCAAATAGCGGGGGGGTTGAGTGCCGATAACCGGGTTCGTTTTGCCTACGACACGGTTAAGGCAAAAATGGTCGTGGTCATCGGGGATGTGACCAGTGCATGGGCTTACCCTAAGATAACGGTGCGCGACTTTCAAGCGGGTGCGGGTGACCTAACTTTGTGGGAGTTAGGCTGGCAGGTGAGTATTGAAACGAGTGAAGCAAACTATGATTTTACTACTGGGGCGGATTATGCCAACGCTCTATTGGACGCTAAATCTATTGTAGGGCAGGGGGCGTTAGCGACGGCGAGTACTGCGGATTGGGCAACGCAAATTAACGGCGCTGGTAAACCCACGGATAATGCTGACGTTACCGGGGCCAATACCGCCCTGGATACCCTTAATGTAGGGGGCAAACCTGTTGGCACGTTGCTGAGCGAACTGGCTACGGCTCAGGACACTGCCGACGGCAAAGTGGTTACTTATTTTCAGTCGGTTCAGCCTACGGGACAAACGGCAAAAGACATTGGCGACTTATGGATCGACACCGGGAATAGTAATACGTTGTATCGTTACGGTGGGACTGCGTGGGTGGCGGCGGATGATGCGCGTATTGCTCAAGTGATAGGGAGCGCGCAGTCGGCTAGAAGTATTGCCGACAGTAAGGCGCTGACTTTCTTCAGTGCTACAGCACCTACGGGAATGACTGCCGATAATATAGGCGATCTTTGGTATAACACCGCGACTAAAGAGGTCACCCGGTATAATGGTACTATTTGGGAGCCTATTGCTACGTGGGGCGCCAGTTGGGGTATGAATCTGATCGGGCAGCCTGCGCCGTCGCAACTGCTTAACAATTTAATTGACAATACTGTTGTTGCTGCGGGCCAAACCGGTAACGTTGGGCGTTTTCAGGTGCTTGATCCTGGAGGTGATGTGGCACGGATATCTGCTCCGGGGCCATATGGTGCGGATGATGTAATGTGGGAGCTTAGAACGAACGGCATTGCGGGTGGCTCTGCGGGTTTTTCGGTTGATCTGAATGACATTGATATTTCAAAAACCTATCGCTATAGCGTGTGGATGAAGTCGAATAATCAGTCAAGTTCTACGTATGCAACGGTGAAAGCATTTAATGACCCAGGGAATAGAGTAGTTGGGTTAACTGGGATTGGCTTTCCTCAGGGGCCAATTTTCGTGACCTTTTTACCCGCCCCGGACAAATGGTTTTTAGTAGTGGGTATGGTGTTCCCCGATACGACAACACGGGTAACACAGTCGGGGCTATCGGGGTTGTATGACCCGGCTACGGGGCAAGTTGTGGCAGCGGGGGCGGATGTTAAGTTCGCCTTGGCAGGCCCGCCGTCGCTAGGGATTACGGCCATTATTTACCCTAATGGGGATCCGCTGCACCGTGTTTATTATACCCGCCCGCGTATTGACCTCCTTGATGGCACTGAGCCGAGTATTACGGAATTGTTGCTCGGAGGCGATCCCGCCAAATTGCATAACGGCAATCAAGAGTGGGTCGAGGTGAACAACAAGCCGCCAGATAGCGATTTGTTGAATGCTAACACTACTCCGACGGATATCGGGTTCACGGGGGATCTGAACGCGACATACGGGGCAGATTGGCTCACAGGACTAGTGTTTAATATCCCGAAAGAGCTGACCCCGACGCCTACGCTTGGGTTGAACCTTACGCCTTCCTATTTAGGGCACTATAATGGTACGTCGTGGGAAACGTATATTGACAGCTCGGGGAACTTCTCATTTGGTAAACCCGGTGCCAGGATGACGTTTGACGGCAATGCGCTGGTGGTTGATGCGTTGGCGGCGGTAGATACCTTGGCGATTGCGGGTAATGCGGTGACGGTAACACAGGTTATACACCCTGTTGATGGTACTTTGCCCTATTCTTCTTTGGCCTGGACAACTTCTAATACCTACGTGGCGCTTCCAGGATCAACGATTAGCTTTAATCATGGGCATACTGTCCCTGTCTCTACACAGTTGACCACCACAGGTGTTTTTTCAACAGGTTCTGCGCCAGCTGGTGGTGCGTATCTACGGCTTGGTTTTATTGTAGACGGGGCTTTTTATACGTTACCTGCTGATAGTACGTATGTAAGTATAGGGAAGACTGCTACTACTTTTGTAATGGCTTCTATGCTTATGGAGTTACCTTCTGGTGCTCATAGCGTGGCTGTTGGGGTAGCGGTATATAACTCAGGAGGAAGCGCTATGGACTTACACTGGGGGAGTGCGTTTTTATCAGCGAGGGCAATAAAACGATGATTGATTATACTCTCTACGAGCTTCAGGGGAAAATTTTGGCCGTGGGCAAGTGCCCCCTAGAAAATCTTTCGCAACAAGAAGCGGTCAATACTGGGCTGGGTGTTTTACAGGGGGGTTCCCGTCCTCCTTTAGACTATGTTGATGTTGCTGCAACCCCACCGGCGATTAAAAGTAAACAGTCTATGGCACTGACGCTTGATAAAGCCACTATTACCGCTGATGGAATAGATCAGGCGAAGGTTTCAAATATACCCGCTGGAGCAGAAGTAACTTGGCCAGATGGGGTAGTGGAAACTATCATAATGGGGCAAATAATCTTTTCTGTCGATCTAGCAGGTAGTTATGAATTTAGTTTTACTAAGCTTGAATATCTTAATGAGGTGCTAAGTGTCACAGCGATCCCTTAAAATAAACCCCCTAAACAAACCAGCTACTTGGGATGAGATAAAAGCCCGGCGGGATGTAATTGAGCAGTTGCCTATTAGTTTAGTCGAAGGGGCGTTTGATGCGGATGAAATTTCACTCAAACGCATGGAACTTGCGCTGCTTGAGTTCGCTAATCTGCCGACGTTGGACGCCCAAAGTAAACTGACGTGGAAACTAGCCGACAATACCTTGCTCCCTTTGACTCAGGTCGAGTTGCAATCGGTATATGACCGAGTACGAACGGCGCTTGCCGTGCGCTCTGCGACCTTGCATGGTAGCGCGGGGGCATTGCTCCAGTCGGGGGCATTGCTCAAAGATTTAACCCCGCTGAGTAATTGGGGGGTTTAACGGGGGTTACCCCCCCGGTTGCTGGGTGCTTTACGTTAATCATTTATTAGCGGTGCGTATATTAAAAGGGACGAAAAGAGCCGCTTCTAGGATGCTATTGGCGTTTCAAAGCCCGATACAAAATGGATGCTGGTAACGTCAGCGTCCTTGTATCCCAGTTGGTTAATGGTGTCTTGTGGGCTAATGGCGGTTAGAAAATAGCGGGCATCCTTTAGTTTGTCGAAAATAGCAAAAATATGCTCTCCCGTTGTTAAGCGCATAAAAATTTTGTCCCCTGCTAAAAAGTGTGTATGCGGATCAATAATGATCAGGCTCCCTTCCGGGAGCAAAGGGGCATAATGGTTGTTATTTATTTCTACCGCGTATCCTACCCGCGAATTTTTTGTTTTAAGGGTCTCCACAAATTGCTCCTTTGGCTTGGTATTGCTGAGGGTAAACATTATAGGTGTTCGCGTATTTTGTACTGGGGATGCAGATTGCGTGTACTGTATGTCTTTTGTTATTGTTGCGTCTATGTCGCTGGGGTCTACATGTAAAATCTTCGCAGTTTTTAATAATTGGTATTTGGGTATGGCCGCTTGCCCGTTTATAAACTGGCTGAATGCGCTTTGTGTTATGCCTAACTGGGCGCATATCTTGCCCTGTGTCAAGTTGAGATCGGCTTTTTGTGATAGCCACAGTCTTTTTAATGCGAGGCTAATGCTTTTGTCTTGCGTTGTCAGGGTGCGCTGTATTTTCGGTTTGCGTGAGATATGTATGACCATCGGTAAACTGTCCTTTTTTCGTACAGCAGAATTCTATGATTGCTTTAGCTATACTTTTTGGGGTTGCATTGTTGCAAAGATCATCCCGTGTTAAGGGGGTTCTCCACGATATTGCAGGCCTTACTGCTACCCCCGTCTTGCTGCCGATAATAACAGCAACGGCTATATTATGTGAATATCTTTCGTGTAACCATTTTGCTTGGTTTCCGGATAGATGTTTTTTTGTGAGGTCGATTGTTGTTTCATGGCGTTTAGGCACGTGAGCGATGAATTTATACTCGACGAATAGGTGGCGTTTAGGGCCTGAATAGAAGGCATCTGGAACGCCCCCCGCGTAAGGGTCGTGTATTTTCCAGACGAAACAATTTTTTTTGTCTTCTTTTATATGCTTGTGGATAGCTCTTATGAAAGAGTGCTCGTTCATAGTTGTAGGTCTGTGCGGACGGGGTTGCCCCCGCCCTGGGTTTTAAGCCTTGTTCTCTACGAGGCTTGCGGTAAGGGCTTCGTAATTTTCTTTTGCACTGTTATACAGGTCTTTTGCTGCCCACCCCTTGCGGTCTACGTGCAGGTTGTACCAGGAACCTTTTGCGTTTGACTGTCGTACCGTGGACAGCTCCCATACGGATGCAAAACGATCTCCCCCGGCCATGTGGATATCAGCGTTCCAGTTGTTGCTCACCTTTAATTTAGTGGAACTCAGGCTGAGCAAAATCGGGGTGATGGGTTCACCTTTTGCGTCTAGTAACAGGCAGTAGTGGTTCCCTGTTTTGACAATATCCAGTTGGTCGGCTGTGAGCCCTTCCGCCGCGATGTAGTCCAAGGCTTGCTTCTCAGTGTCGTAGGTTCCGAAAAATCCTTTGCCAAAGGCGCGTTTGGTGAAGAGCGCGTAATTTGTGGTGTAGTACAGGTTGACGACATACACACTTTCGTACACTTCGTTTGTGACGGAGTTGTGTAGCAAACCCGGTTTTGCGGTGTCGATGAACTCCGACTTTGATTCGTCTACCTGCGGGCTCAGTTGCTGTAATACGTTTAGCCTAGGTAGTGCGATGTCGTTCTGGCTGACTTGTTCATTTCCTAGACTATTTGAATTTTTGAGGTGCGCGGGCATAGCGGCATCGGCGGGGATAAAGGGCATTATTTCTGTTGCTTGTTGTTTAGTCATAATCGTTACTCGTTGGTTTTGTATAAGAAGTGCTTACGTTAGCACTGAGGGATTGAAAAGGCCAGTAGTTGAGTACTAGCGTTTTCGGATAAGTAGGTCTTTCTTTGTGACAGGTTCTACACCGGGAACCTCTATTCCTGTGTCGCGCATTTCATTAAACGCGGCGGTGTTAACGCGGCGGTGTAACAGTTCTACGGCGTTATTGTCGCGTATGAATTCCCATGTCAGGGCGAAGTCGATAATTTGGGGGACTACTTTTGTGTTGATAAAAGCGGTTGCGTTTTCCGTTCCACTTGAGCGGGTTCCATTTGCCTCTAATAATTCCAGGATTTGCCCATGCGTAGCGGCGCGTTTTGCTTTGAGTAGTTTGAGCTGAGCGTTAAGGGCGTCAATATCTATCTTTTGTTGTAAGGCGAGATCCATTAGCTCAGCGATAGGGGTTTCAGGGGTAGTAGTCATTTTTAGCTCCTAGGCGGCGTTTGTTTTTAAGTGGGTTAAGCGTGTGAATAGATTTAACAAGTCGTCCATACGGACAAGTTTTCCTTCGAGTTTGTCATAAACCTCGGTTTCTTTGGTGTCTAGTGCGGCGATCCGAAGGGTTTCGGTTTTTTGTGTTTGCCCTGCACGATAAATGCGTCGGTTGAACTGTTGATAATGTTCCGCGTTATATGTGGGCGAACACCATATCGTCGTGGTGCCTGCGGTAAGCGTGAGTCCGTGCGCGGCAGATTGAGGATGGGCGAAAATCACCCGTATGTTGCCCTCCTGGAATTCTTTAACCAATTTTTCACGGGTTTTCACGGGGGTTTTTCCGTCGATTACCCCATAGGGGATTTTTAATTTATCCGCGAGTTTACATAAGGCGGTGCGTTCGTGTGTCCAGTTGAAGGCGACGAGCGTTTTCTGGCGCTCCTCCACGAGTTGCATCACGAGGTTGTAACGCTCGTCGTGTATTTTTACCACTTCGCCCGCTTCGTCGTAGATAGCCCCGGTCATAAGTTGCAAAAGTTTTTTCACTTGTATCCCGGCGTGGATGGCGTTAACGCATCCGGTGCTCGTTTCCAAGGTGTTCGTTTTAAGCAGGGTGTTGTAGGCCCGTCGTTGTGCTGCGGGAAGGGTTACGTTAATGGTGCGAGTCACGTTGGGGGGTATGTCGATACAGGTTTCGAATTTATGCCGGATAGTGATATCGCTGATCATACTGGCGACGGCATCTCCCGCGTGGGGTTTATCTTCCCATTTAATCGCGTTTGGTTGCGCCCCGACCTGTATGGGGTGGCATACTTCAGAGCGGAAGGCCCAAAAACGAGTGCCCAGTCGCGTGCCTTCGTCCAGGATTAATATTTGGTGCCATAGGTCTAATACTGTGTTGCTGTTTGGGGTCCCTGTTAGGGCAATCCGGCGTTCGAAAAATGTGGATAACTTGCGTAATGCTTTGGATCGCTGAGAGGTATGGTGTTTAAATGCAGTGCTTTCGTCGATAACCAGGGTATCGAAGTTTTTAAATGCGTCAGGCGACATTTTTGCTAACCATTTTACGCTGTCATGGTTGGTAATAATGACGGTGGTTTTGCCCTTGATAATGCCCTCGCGCTGGGGGCCGCGTGCTATTTCCCAGGGTATATGGGGGGCGTAGGTGTCTAGGTCTTGCCCCCATGCCGGTTTTAGTATTGAAAGGGGTGCTAGGATAAGCATTCGCTTTCCCTTTGCACGTATAAAACCTTCAATCGTCGCGATTGTTTTGCCTGTACCGGGGTCGGAGGTACAAAAGGTAGCGTTATGCGAGGCGATAAATTCTGCGGTTTCTTCTTGGTGTGCATAGAGTTTCATCGGGGAACTCCTTTATTTGCGTATGTTTGTAGCATTAATGCCTCAAAAGCTGCGTCGTGGTGGGCGTTGTGTGCGATCATGGTATCGGGTTTTTTCATCTTTTCATTTTTGACCCCTATACCTAATGCGTCCAGATAACTTCGTGAATCCCTCCAACAATAATATTTATAAGGGGGGCTTATGTTGAAGTCATTGCAAAAGTTTTCTAGAAAGTTAGCGTCAAATGCGCCTCTACTAAACCATCGAATCTGTTTACGGTCAGGTTGTACGCCGAGTGCCGTGTAGAGCTGGTTAGTGTAGACGTTTAATTTCTTGCAGTCGCAAGCGCGCTCCGGGGTTAAGCATCGTTTAGCAGCTTCTCCCTGTTGCGCCCACCAGTTTTTTGTGCTCTGGCTTTCTGTGCGCCCTACGTCATGTTGCATTTGTTGGTCGAAAAATACCTCCATCCCTTGTGAAACCAGCTCGTCAAAGGTGTTAACTTTATTTAAGTCAAACAGGCATACTCCTAATGAAAGGATAATCCCTGTGGGGGCGGTGTCCAGGGTTTCTATATCAAATGTGGCGCATAGGTTCTCGTTCATTGTTGGCTCCATTGGCAGTGTTCCTCGCGGTAGGGGCACCATTTACAGGTACTTATTGCTGGGCGGGGCATGAAGTCGTTTTCCGTGGTCATCTTTGTCGCTCGTTTTGTCCATGAGGGTAAAAAGAGCAGTGCTTCGTCGCGGGTATAGGCTTTTTCAAGTGTTTCCGCCTGGTCTACATAGACGAATTCAACGGTGATGTGTTGCAGTTTCGGGTAGAGTAGGAATGCGCCTATCGCGTAAAGTTGCCCTTGCTGTCCGTGTTTGAATTCGTTACCAAACTTTCGGCCAGATTTCCAGTCGATGATATGTGCGCTGGTGGGGGATTCATTGCGCATAGCGTCGAGTTTCATTCGGCACCACGCTTGGTCGCTTCGATAGGCGGTGTTTTCCCAGTGCTGGTTATATGCCCATTCGTCTTCGATAATAACGCTGCCCTTTGCGTACTCGTTGCGAAGCGCGTTGATTAGCGAGGTGAAATTTTTCACCTCGTTACTGAGGGTATCGGTTTCCCCGATGATGTAGTGTTCGATAGCCGCGTGTATTCGGTTGCCTCGGTCTAAAGCGTCGCTTGAGCCTTGCGGGATATGTTCTATTTTGGCCAAAAATGTTTGGCGGGGGCATTTTTCAAATATGGACAAAGCGGAGAATGACCACGATTTTACTTTTCCTGAACGGGGGTCTAACTTCTTTTGTTGTTCCGCTTGGGCGTTAAAGATATTGTTAGGGTCTGGGCGCTCTTTTTTGGGCGCTTTTGTGGTGATGGGTTTTGATCCGCCGTTGGGTGTGAATAGTTTATCCGACATAAGGGATTTCCTTTATTTCGTTAATGGGGGTGACGTTATCCGGGATATAGTGGGCGCATAGTGCTCGCTGGTTTAAGGTTTTTAATCTCCATAGCACATTTACTGCGAGCATAATTCCGCCATTATCTAACCGCATGCGTTTCGGGGTTATTCCATTGTAGCCTAATAATTTGGTTAATTTTCCTACCGCTATTTTGTGGCCGCTTTGCCATGTATATAAAAAGCTAAGTTCCCGGCAGCTAATTCGGGTTTTTTCGCCCACGTGTGGAAGTGCGTTCCGTAGTGTCCGGTCGATAAGTATTTTTATGTCCATATCAGCGGTTGTAGTAGGGGTCTCTTCTAATATGGGGAGAAAGAATTCTAGGTCACCTTTTTTTAGTGCTTCTACAAAAAGTTCGGGGGTTGTTTTTGTAAGTTCCCTCATAGCCACTTTGGTTTCGTTTTCCCAGGTGCGCTTTACCATTTTTTTGTTAACGTCGAAGGTTTTTAAATATTCGGCGAAAAACGGGAGTTCATTATCCAGGTGGCCGATGGCTTCTCGGATGTCCGGGTAGCGTTTTTCGATAGTTGTGTTTTGCCTCGGGCAGATGTTGAAGCGTCTATCGCCTTCGGTTACGCGCATTGCGTCTATGTTATTGGAGCAAAATATAAAGTTCACGTAACATCGGATGGTACGTTGGTTTGCCCGCATACCCCTTACGGTTTGTTCTTCGTCGTGTATGAGCGATTTGAGCCGTTGATACATCCGCTCCCAGTGGGTTGAGTCGGCGTAGCGGAATTCATCTATCATGACGAATAAAGTGTCTTCGATCCATTTGTTTTTTTCGTCGTCCAGGTTGGCTATTGTTTTTAGTGAGCAGTTAGTTTTGCCTAAGATCGGGCGAATGATTTTGTCGTATAAAACCCCTTTTCCTGTGCCCGGTACTCCGTGGAATAGCCAACTTGTTTGTGTTTTTTTCCGGTATTTTACGATGTACGCAAACCAGTTTACGAAACGTTCTAAGCCTTCGTCTGAATCGCCGGTTACGTGGGCGATGATCTTGTGTATTGTGGGGCATAGCGTGGCTAGATCAGTCCCTGCGGTGCCAAAGGTTTTTTCGATTCGCTCGGGGAGGGCGATTTCGTTTTGTGTTGCATATTCGCTCGCAATGTAGGCGTTGACGAAGCGGTTTTTTAGGTCGACTTCAGGGGGTCTATGCGGGCGGTATGTGTATTCCATTTGGGGTATTATTTCAGGGGCTTCGTATCCGTAGTCTTTGAAAAACCCCGCGATATTGCCAGCGGTTGTTTCCGCTATTTGCGTGGGTTGCAGTGTGAGTGGGTGATGGAACCCGTTATACAGGGTGTTTGTTTCAAAGTCCCGAAAACAGAAGGGTACCACACTATCTGTTTCTGTATTGGGGTAGTTGTCTAGTATCCATTGGTATGTTTCGGGGTCAGCTTTGCTGAGGAGTATGTTGTCCTCGCCTTTAAAATTACGCAGTATGGCGGGGCTGTCTTTCGCTACGTAATAGCCTCTGCTATCGCCGCCGGTGCGGTTGAATTGCAGCCATTGGTCGTTATCGCTGACAAAATCCAAGGTTATCTTGTCTGGGTTAGTGACAACTGAAATGTATTCTTGGTTGTTTATATGCAGCCGTTGTGTTTTTTGTTTCTTTGCCCCTAATCCGTTCGCTTTGCGTAGGTTTTTTACGTGTTTTGCTACTTCCTTACTTGTTTTTTCAGGGTTAACCGCTTCAATGAGGGGCATTATACGGAGGGTTTCGTGCTCTTTTTCGATTAACACGTGTCGAGCGTTCGGGCTCTCGAAAGGATCTGGGGTTTGCGTAAATTTTGGGGGGGCGATATATAATAATCGGCTGTTATCAGCTATACAAGGGTCAAGTGTGTAGCTGAGTCCTGTCCCTGATGCTGTTAGGGTTAGCGCGGTTATTAGTGTAGAGCAAGTTAAGTTCAGATCGACTAGTATATGCTTTAATGCTTTCGGTGATATTGCGTGGTCGGTGAAAAATTCTATGTGTAGATTGAGCTTTTTCGGGTTTCTTCCCATAGACGCACTGCCCTGCGCTATACATGAGGTGTTATGGAACTCATTAGGGAGTGATAGGATAAATTTGTTAGCCGCCTGCTTTAGTACTTCGCTTGTTATGGGCGTGGGTAACGGTTCATCGAGGGGAAGCCCGTCAACATCCAGAATAAGGGAGTGCGTTTTTTCTTCTTTATCCGTTTTACCCTTTCGCGATTCGTTTTTTAGGGGTTGAGTCAGATTACCCTTGTAAAGCGCGTGTCCTTGTGCTGCATGATGCGTAATAAGGCTGAATTTTTCGGCCATCCCTTTGTATGTGGCGGGGATAAAATACTCGTGCGACGTAAAGTTTTTTGCGAGCGGGTAGCTACATATTCCTTGAGGGGTGAATTTTTTAATCAGCGGCTTTAAGGCGGCGAGGAAGGTTACTTTCATAAAGACCTCTGTTACTTACTATAATTAATGTCGTATCCGCCTTCTGCGCAGGTCGGAAGGGTTGCGCACCATTTGGGGGGTGTAGACATAAGCTTTAAAATAGTGTCCATGCGGCTATCAGCATCGTTTTTTGGCCCCGTGAAAATAAGCTCGTCGTGAACTTGTAGGGCGAGCTTTAGTTCTGGGTAGGTATCTAAAATACGGAGTGCTTGTTCCATGACGATGATACGTGCCAGGGCTTGCACGACGTTTTCTACCAGCTTCCCCCCGTAGATATTGGTGGTAAATCGACCGTTCCAATAGGAGAATGACATACGCTCATTATGATCAACGTCGTAACTTAAACTGGGGTAGGTAATAAACATTCCGTTAGGGAGCATAATGCGCTGGTGTGTGACGCGCATTGGCCCCCACATTTCGTCGTACTTCGGTGATAACATGCCGCGTAGATGGCGTTCTGCGGTGCCCCAATTCTTGACGATATTTCGGTTTTGTTTCCGGTATACCTGATACACGATGTGTTGGGCGCGTTGGCTTGAGATGACGACAGGCGTGCCAATAGCGCCTTTTGCCAGGGTCTCTTGGAATTTGTCGCCCGACATGCCGTACCCTAAACCTAGAATAGCTACCTTTCCTACAAAACCTTCGGTGTAATCTGGGAAAAAAGCGTCGTGTTTGTGAGCGACTATTTCTCCTTTTTCGTTAAGGTATTCGCCGGTGTCGTTGGTTTTTGGTTTTTTTCGGTCGATAGGGCGATCATAGATCATGGAGGCGAATTCTGAATACACGTCGCGGTTTTCTGCGAATAGTTTAAGCAAGTATTCTTCGTCACTTAACCAGGCGTTGACGCGGGCTTCGATTTGTGATAAATCCGAAACGTATACATATTCGTCCGCGTTTTTTGCCCTTAGGGCTAGACGGAGTTCACTACCTCGTTTCAGGTTTTGCAGATTAATTTTTTCGCCCCCTGAGTAGCGCCCGGTATGTGCCCCGTAATATTTTAGGGGGACACGTAACAGGCCATTGTCGATTTCGGCATTATGCAAAAGTCGTTTGGCCCGTGATATTTCGATAGTGGACTTAACCAAGCGCCGTGCGTCCCAAAGATCGTGTAGTTCCGGGTGTTGCTTTTGTAGGGCCATGTAATCCAGGTCATCTTTAGCGAAGGCCCAGGTTATTGCCCCTTTATCGTTTATTTTGGTAGGGGGGTTGATGTCATGGTTAGTGAGCCATGTTGCGAATTGGGGGTTACTTGCCAGTTGTTTTTGGGTGATGCCAAAATGTTCTTTTACGCGGGTGAGGCTGTTTGCCGTGTTTTCCTCGACACTTTTTAAGTGCCCTTCGACTCGGGGCGTATCCAGTTTGAATTTAGGTTCGACCCACATTTTTAACGTTTCATGGATGATGCGTATTTCTTCCTTTGGGTAAAATGTGCGCATGCGCTGAAAACAGTCGTATGTTAGGGATACGTCATTGACGCAGTAGTTTGCCAGGGTTTTGTAGTCCTCGGGTGATAGGGTTCTTTTGCCCTTTGAGTTTTCGAGTTCGTTGCCCTTTCGTTTTGTCGTATCTGTTGGGAATAGCGTTTCGGCTACGTTTTTTAGCGTTGCTTTCAGGTATGTCGCAGTCCCACGAAACATTAGTTGGGTGTCTAAATAAAAGGCAGGGGTTAAGTTGTATTTTATCTGCAATATTAGCGCGTCGAAGGCGGTGTTATGGCATAAAAGGCGCGTGTCGTTACCCGGAGCTAAATAGGGTAATAGTGTGGCGTGGATATCGTCCGGATGGATGACCTGGGTGGGTTCGTTATCTACTTTAAACCCCAGCATGTGTACTTTAAAAAGGGGGTCTGTAACATAATCGAGCGTAGGCATTCGTTTCACGGAATAACTGGTGCTGTAGTAGGTTTCAAAGTCCATTGTGAGTAGTGTCATTTGTAATTGTCTCCTATTGTTTTGGTTTATATATTAGCTGTGCTAATATACAAATAGCAACTTATTTTATACAGGAGCGTGTATGCAGCCGAATAAAACGTGGTATCTCTCAAAGACTCTTTGGGTAAATATGGTGGCGCTCATCGCTTCTGCATTAGCGGCGTTTGGGTTTGATTTTGGACTAGATGCCCAGGGACAAGCGTCTCTTGTTGGGCTGATTATGTCCGGGGTAAATATTGTTCTGCGATTGAACACTGTGCAGGGTATCGCGTCCTGATGAACTGGTTATGGGTTCCGGGTATTCTTTTACTCGTTGCTTGGTGGATGTCGGGGGTATTTAACGCACGTCGCAGGCAAGTTGAAGCGTCGTTGGCTCTATACAAGGAGAACGAGCATGTTACACGCCAAGCGCGGGATGATTTGCGCACTGACGATGCTTTTGCTGAGCGCGTGCACGAGCGTTATAACGATTGACAGTTTTTGTAGCTCGTATCAGCCGGTGCGTAATTATCTAGCGGCTTCCTCCCGTGTGGTGGAGCAGATAGACCAAAACAACGCGGTGTACTACCGTAAATGTGAACATCTTGAATAGGTATTGTTATGACTATCCAACTTTCCGCTGCGGTGCGCAGTGCTCAGGTCGATCAATTTGAAGTTGTTGCAGGGGCATCTGCTAAGCTGCGTATTTTAACCGGCGCACAACCTGCGAACTGTGCCGCTGTACAGACGGGTACATTGTTAGGTGAAGTTGCTTTACCCGCTGACTGGATGGCTAATGCTAGTGCCGGGGTAAAAGCCCTGTCTGGGTCTTGGACGGCCGTTGCAAGTGCTACGGGGACAGCCGGATATTTCCGCATCGTAGACACTGCGGGGACGACTGCACACATGCAGGGGTCTATTGGACTAGGGTCGGGGGATCTTAGCCTTGATAATACGTCAATTGCTATAGGGCAAACGGTTACGGTTACTTCGTTTACGGTAACTGCGGGTAATGCTTAGTCCTCTGGAGTTGTTTTTAAAAGTCCGCGGTCGATCCGCAGCCTCGTATCCACTCGGTCGGCGGTTAGGGCGTAAATCAAGCGCCGATGATTTGAAGCGGATGTTTAACGAGTCTGCATTTCGGCATTTAACCCGTTATGCGAGGAAACGTTTGTGAAACATCTTATTCTTATTCTTTTTGCTTTGCTTTCAGCAAACGTTATGGCCGCTGATTTACAAATTACGGGTACTGTGCCGACGCTGCGTGTGGATGGACAGCCTATTACCGGGGTATTGACGTATACGTTGTATACTTCGATAGACAACGTTGTGCAACCTCCGGTTAGCTTGACCTCTCCGGTGTACACCATCAGCAATATCGTTCCCGGTGCCTATACCGTTCAGTTAAGTGCGAGTGAGGACGGTCTTATGGGGCCGGTATCTGATCCGGTCACTAAAATAATTTCTCCCCTTGCTGCGGCGGCACCGGGGAAGGTCGTGATTACTGTGGATATGACTGGCTGTGGGGCCGGTTGCGGAGTGCAGATCCAATGAAATCCTTTTGGTTTCGGGTGCTCATTGCTATTGATCAGTTTATGAACGTGCTGGTGCTGAACGGGAACCCGGATCAAACCGTTAGCGGGCATGTAGGATATAAGTCATGGACTACAGGTAAAACGCGCTGGCGTGTGGCTGAGAAGTTTATTAATACCCTGTTCTGGTTTGATCCAAACCACTGTCGGAAGTCTATTGATTGGGATGAGGTGAATTCATGAGTGTTGATTATGCGGTGTTAGCTGATAATGATCCAGGCGGAACGCTATCGTCCGCTTTTTCAGCGATGGCCGCGCAAGTAGTGACTGAGTATCCCGAATTTATGATCACCTATCGGAGTGTCGCCAACGCGGTTGGTTTTGATGCGTCGGTTCAGTTACAGGTAAAAGTGAAATCTGCTTTTCCTTCGTGGGTTGATGCGTTGTTATCCAGTGACGGAATTGACGTGAACAATATTCAAACAGATGCCCTGGTTAATAGTTTGGTGGATACGACATTTACGCAAGCGATGGCCGATGGCATTTTGGCGATGG